AAGTCTATTGCTGCATCACGGTTTGCACCTGTAGATGTAGCGGGACGAATATCATCTGTAACACCAATCATTCTTAAGTAAACGTCATCACTTCCGATGTAGATTGAGTTACTATCTAAAGTCCCAACACTACCCACAGAGGAGCCGTCTTTGGCGAACTGCACAATGTCGCCGTCAGATGTCTTGCGGTTCAAGTATGCAACACGATTACCGTCTCTTGTGCCTACAATCTGACCGTCTGCTCTTGCCTCAACACCTGCATCATTACCACTCGTGCTAGTTCGACCCACCAGCAAGTTACCGCTGCTGTCGATGCGCATGCGTTCTGAGTTTTCAGTCCAAAATGTTAGATTGTTGCTAGATGCACCCAAAAAGTTTCCTGCGCCATCAGCATTGTTTACTAGCTTGATATAAACATCAGAACCATCTGAATGCTCAACACTTAATGGAGTACTGTCTGTTGTTAATATGTGAGCCTTGTGCGTAGGCGAACTCGTCCCAATCCCAACATTATTATTTGTACTATCAACATACAGTGTGTTTGTATCTACGGTCAGATCGCCAGTAACAGCAACATTGCCTGAGAACGTCCCGCCAGTAGACGCTGGAACCATGTCAGCGGTTGTAAAGGAAGCAAACGCAGTGACTTGCAACACATCGCTTGTTGTTGCACCGCTGGTCAAAACAATGCTTGTACCATTTGTCGCAGTATAGTCTGTGCCATTAAACAGCAACGAACCGTTCAAGGTAACAAGTATGTTATTGACTGTATATGTTAATGTCGCAGCGTTGTCATCAGACCCACTAAATGTTGTCTGACCGCTTGTTGCTGTATACTGATATGTCGTTAGCGATACGTTACCAGCCGATGTTGCCGCAATCCAAGAAGCACCATCGTAAACCTTCATAATGTTTTCTGAACTAGAGAAATAAAGCAAACCACTTGATAGAGGATCACCGTCATTGTCCACAGTTGGATCACTTGCTTTTACGCCAAGGTATCTGTCATCAAAGCTGTCATAAGAAGATGCAGCCGATGCCGCACTTGCAGCCGCCGCAGTCTGTGATGCAGCCGCAGCCGTTGCTGATGTTGCTGCGCTAGTTGCGCTTGTTGCAGCATTTGTTGCATTAGTTGCCGCATTTTGAATTGCAGTAAGATTGTCTGTAACATTTTGCAAATTAGTCGTTTGACCAGCAACAGTCGTTACGTTTCCACTAATCCCTGCAACAGTTGTAACATTACTACTTATTCCAGCAACAGTAGTAACATTTGCGCTAATTCCAGAAACCGTTGATACATTTGAGCTAATTCCAGCTACAGTTGAAACATCAGTAGATACACCCGCAACTGTATTAACATCTGCTATATTTGTTGCCGTAGTATTAACATTAGAAATTGATCCAGCAACCGTATTAACACTAGATATTGATCCACCAGTTAAATTTACATTTGCTATCGAACCAGCAACTGTCCCAATGGTATCTGAACCACTTAAATTAGTTGCAACAGTTGTGACGTTTGCATCATTGCTTGCTACCGTAGTTACGTTAGCACTAATCCCAGATACAGTTGTTACATCAGTACGGATTGCATTGACGTTAGTAATTGCATTTGTATCTATAGTGCCATCTTCAATGTCAGCAAGCAAAGCAATGTCAGCTGATACATTTGCTAAACTTTCTGTAGCAGCAATTTCAGGCCCAGCTTCTACCGCACCAGTAGTTGCATTAAACCCTAGGACTTTACCTTTACGATCATCAACAACAGGAAGTGTATAGCTTACAGTTGAATCAAAGTCTTGAGCCTGAATAGCGCGAGCAGATCTATCTTCAAGGTCAGCAGCAATAGCAACAAGGCGGTCAAGCTCAGTATTAAGAGCAACAATATTAAAGGAACCAGATACAGGAAAGTCAGTAGTACGCTCTAGTTCAATGTCGCGGGTAATAACAACAGTGGATCCACCAGTTCCACCAGTTACAGACATTGTAACCGTACCTGTAGATCCATCTCCACCAGACACAGTATAGTCGGTAGTAATTGTTTTTAGTGTTCCATCGATGTAAACATTTAGATCTGGATTATCAAAGAACTCAAACGGTACAGCAAAGCTGGACTGAGTAACGCCCTCTGCTACTGAGTAAGATATACGCGGTGAGTTGTCTGCAATATTGATTGTCATAGATATACCCTCGTTTGAGAGTAAACTACTTTTACTTTACAGAATCATCAACGCACAAAAACTACCGCACAATTAGAAGGCTTCTTCCAAGGCTTTAGTCATTGCATTCATTTGATCTTTCCACAGCCATACCCGCATAAATGGCAAGTTTCTAATAAAGGTTTTCATACCCTCACCAGCTTCACCATTTACAAAACTTTCAAGCGGATCCACAGTAAGACCAACAGCAATACTAGGGCCAGCACCAAGAAGACCTGTCGCAGCATCTACATAATCTTCGTCTTGTGGAAACTTAGGAGAAATAATCCCATCCATATAGTTACCATAACCAAGCGCCATTGATGTGTTAATCGAACTGTAAAGAAGATCTGAATACAAAGAAACCAATCCACTCTGGTCAAACGATCTAGCAAATCTATCTGACCATTCCATCTGCTCCCAAGCCCAATCAGGTGTCTTAATCTGCACCGCTAGATAACCAAGACCCATTGCAGCGATAACGCCTGTCATTGGATTCTTAATCTGACCTTGTGTATATGCAGCAGTTACTTTGTTCATTGCAGCCAATGAGTAGCTATAGAACTGGAACGGCAGCCCAAGCAAGCCAGACTCAACGCGAGAGTAACCTTTAACAAGACTATCTTCTTCGTAACCAAATGTCTTAGCTATACGATGAGGAACATAAACAACACCATCTGTAATGATTGGACGATCAGCAGGCGTACCCATCATAACTGTATTAAGAATCCCACTTTGCATTGCAGTACGGAATGCTTCAGTATCATCTGCGCTAATGCGAGGCTGATCTTTTAGTTCTTTAATAGCAAGATCATTGATTGCGTTTTCATAAGAGGCTTTCCAGTTTTTCTTACGCCGATCAATCTTTAGATCCTTTGGTCGATACTTAGTGTGCATGATCTCATGCATCTTAATAAACGTCACATAATCATCAGGTGAATTAATAATGCCCTTTGGTATTGGCTTTACGCCTTCCATGCGTGGATTTTCCCAACCGCGCTGATCCCACATTACATCACGAATGTAGTCTTCATCGATGTAAACTGTGTTTTCTGATTCACGATAGAACGCTGGTTTGTATCTAGATCCATCAAATGTTTCGGTCGGGCCAGTAATAATTTTGGCTTTAGTATCTGGGAACTGTACTGTATTTTTCCAAGCCGAAGTATTTGGTATATACAAACCAGACTTTGTTTGCTGTACTGGCGCTCTTGCATATACCTCTGCACGTTCTCTGGTAATGCCATATCGCGCAAGATACGTTGCATCTTTCTGACTAATAGATCCATCGACCCACTGCTTAGAAAGTTTAATAAGCATATGACCACGCAGCAATCCATCAAACTCTTTAGCAATCTGAGTCATAGGGCCAAGAAGGTTAGCTACGTTATAAACATTACGCGCAGTGTCCCATGCAGAATTTTGTAGAGGATTGTTTGTCATGTTGTCTGTCATACGAATATGAGCAGACCCTTTCATAATATCAATTGCTTCGCCTAGGGCGCGTGTTTCTTCTAGGCTTAACTTCATCTTATCGCGCTCAAGCACAGAAGTCAGACCTTTGAGAACATCCCCCATCTCATGTTCCATGATAATCCGAGAGAAGTCAGAAATTGCAGAAAACCCAGCAGATCCAAGGTAATTCATATACGCTAGATCCTTAACCATCTGCGCAGCCTTAAAGTCAATGCGATCAAAATTATGAACAGGACTACCAACAATACGATCATACATGTGAGCAAAGTCACGGCGGTATGCATTGATCTCTTTCTGAGAATTACCAGCCATAATCATTTCGTCTTCAAGATCATCAAGAACTTCCGCAATGGGCCTATTACCAAACATCTTGTTAAATTGATAAACACCCGCAGTTCTGTGAGTGTATGCTTTCATAATCGCAATAGGATCCTGAACAATAAAGTCATAGACCAACCGATTAGGAATATCTAATTCACGATGGCGTAGGTGCTTAGACTTACCAAATCCATACGCAATGTTCTCTGGGTGCAGAGTATCTTTAAGGCCAAGAATACCATCAACAGTTTCTTTTGCTCGAGCAGCCGTAGCTTCATCACTCGGGTCTAGTTCAACTCGAGTAAACTTGCCGCTCTCTTTTTTGTACACAACAGGATTATTCTTATACCAATCAGCAATAATCTTTTCTAACTCAGCACGATTCTTGCGGATCTTATTTGTATCCCAATAACGAGGCATAAACACATCCTCATTAGCTGGGTTTATAGACACATCAGCCAAGCTCTCTACCGACATTTTGTTTTCTTCGATAGCTTGCTCAAATCTTAGAATTTTTTGTTCTTTGCGCTCTCGGATCTCTATAGGATTCCGACCAGTTTTCTTTGACCACTTAACTAGATTGCCTTCCTTCATAAGTGTTTCCCACTTCTCAAGGTCTTTCTTAGCTGCATCTAGTTTATATTCTTGCTCTCGGACTTTTTTTTCTAAGTTACGACGAGAACCAATGAGGCCAATGTCTTCAAGCCGATCTTCCCAGCGCTTGTAGAACTTATTCATAATATCAATAGCCTGACCTTCCATCTCATTGTCAGGCGCTAAACCATTAATGCGTTTACGGCTGACTTCTCTTAGCCAAGTGCCATATGTTCTATCTTTTCCAGTTTTAATCTTAGATCCGCGTTCAACAATATCTGCAACATTAATACCCATTGGCCTACGCGCACCTTCCTCAAAACCTAGAGTCTTAGTCCAAATATCAGTAAAGGCGCTATTGGCCTGAACCCATTCACCCTCCATGATGACTGACTTTTGATACACAGATGGATCAGAAGACATAGCAAACTTATTCATAGCTAAAGCAAAGCCACTGTCATGGCCTAGCTTTAACATTGCAGCTTTTCCGCTATTTATAATTTTAGATTGCAAAACTCGTTTCATTGGAGTTGTAACAGCTTTGAAGAATGGGCTATCTACAAAGATATTAGGTGCAATGTCATACATATCAGATGCGCCACCAGCATCTTCAATGGATCTTAGTGCGCGTTCATGTTTGTTTACAGATATGGTTGCTTCTGCCTGATTGATCTTGCCAAGAAGCGAAGCTGTTTCGTCGTTTAGATTATCTAGCTCATCAGGGGTAAGACCAGTACGATCTGTTTCGTTTATTTCTTTTAGCCGATTTTCATAACCAAAAATATTCTGTTCTTCTGCATCTATAGCAGTACGAATGTCTTGGTCAGTAGCAGCCGCAAATGTGCGTTCATCTCTTGGCGCTTTGTTAAGAACATCAGCAGGGGAAAGCGATGATATATCCTCAGATACACCAGCCGCCTCCATAAACTCTTTGTGTGATTGTTCAGTCTTTCTAAATGCCTCTGCACGACGAGTAATAGGAATACTAATGGCGCTGTTAATTAGACCGCCAAACACAGCAGTTGCGCCAACATTTAAAGCAACCTCAGATGTAGTGCCAAGAGGATCAAACGGGGCGCGAATGGCCTCCAATCCAACTTGAGCAGTACCCGCAGCCAACGCACCTCGACCAGCAGATTTTAATATCCCAATAGCAGGGCCACCGAAAGGCAAAGCAATAAGATTAACAGGATCAAAGAAACCAGCACCAACATTTGTCCAGAATCCAGCAGCCGCCATAGTCTCACGGCGCTTCATGTTTTCATCTAATTGATTTTTAAGAACACTCATATGCTCTGCATTTTTTGCATGAGCAAGCGTTTCTACATAATCTTCATACCCGACCATATCTGGGCGGGGATCATATGTCGGATCAAACTCAACATCAGAGTATGTATTGACGTTGCTTATGTAATCAATGATTGGCCTGTAGCTGTAACCAAGCTGTGCGCCTATAACCTGACCAAATGTGGGATCCTGTTGTTCTACATCTAAAGCATTGAATGGCCCAATCTGGTTTGTTGCAAACCTAATATCTACTGCCATTATCTAAATCCTCCAGACATAAACCCGCCGCCGCTAAAGAAAGATCTTGGTGTATCTTTAGATATTACTGATTGATCTGCGGATCCTCGCATCTCAATAATATCTTCCATTGTTAGATTATCTAGGCTTACACTTACACCTTTACCTTCTGCAAATGCAGCAACATCAGCCTCAGAAGTTGAGAAAGCAAACGGCATATTATTCATCTTAGGATTAGGAATCGGAACTAAAAGTCCACCCTGCCTTTTGACAGCCAAGTAAGTTACGCCACCATTGTACACACCCATTGGCATTAGGAATGCTCTGTCTTCAATCTGATCGTCTAATGGCTTCATGGATATTCTAGGCCCACCAAGCTCATTGTTTATTTTCCTAATAAAGAAGTCTTGAACTTCTTCATCATTAAAGACTGCATTGAGCGCATAACGAGATCGATCACCAGTTCGTGAGCCACGATCAAGAACATAACCTTGAGTCTTTACAAACGATCTTTCGTAAAAGTTATTTAGCTTTGTCTTAATTGTTTCTGCGTCAAGGCTAGAAAAAAGGTAATCAGCTAATGGGACTAAAGTGTTTATAGCTTCTGCATTCTGGGCTGCATCCTCAACCGCTGCCATTACAAACTCAGTAGTGTCGATCCCATTCGGATTCTTAGACTTAACCGCTTTTGCAAATGCTCTCCGTCTTGTGACTGCAAAGCCATCATCACGTTCATTATCTGCCATTTGCGCTGCAACAGCACCGATCTCGTCACCAGTGCTGTAATGTATTTGAGCAATAGCCTCTAACTTAGAAATGGTATCGTCAGGCAATCCTTTAAATGCATTTACAATTGCATTGCCTCGAGGTTGGTTTGCCATCTGAGAATAGAATGTAAGGACATTCTTTGCTGCTTCGGAGCTACCTTGGAAGCTGCCGCCAGCAATATCTTCTAATGAAGTTTTTAATGTCGCAGGTAAAACCCCAGACATTGTTGACTTAAACAAGAACTGAGCCGCAGGGTTAGCAGGGTTAAACATCTCTGAGCTTTCAAAGAAGTTATCCATACCAGAAATTTGCAACAAGTAATCCTCAACAGTATCGCTGTCTGTTGCTGTTGGATTATTGATAATCTGGTTGCTACTGATATTTTTGATTAGCGCTTTTTTATCAGAGCCAGCTTTTAGATCTGCTTCAACCTTACTAAGAGAAACCTCTCTCCGATTAATGCTTGCCGCTACAGTTTCCCGATCTGAATAACCTAATGCAGAATCTACAGCATCTCTTAGTTCAGACGGAACCCCACGATCATCACCATTAAGAGCGTATGCAGCAGCAAGCGCTAGATCTGATGAAGTAACTTTTCTGTTCTTTCCATCGCTGCCAACAACATAACCACGCATAACTTTGCCAACAAATGAAGAAGCGTATGCTGCATCTAGTTTTCTTCTTTCGTTTGTTTGCTCGACACCAGAAAGGTGTTCATTTGCATTTATGAGGGATAATCCTCTTTTGTATGATTCTAGAATCCCCTCTGAAGCGCCACTTATGTTATAAGATAACTCCCTATATACATCAGCTTTATTCGCTGCTTTAGCTCTAGCAGTGTTTCGAATATCGTTTGATTGAAGGTCAAGAATAAACTCCTCAATCCGTGCATCATCCTCAACAGGTACAGCAGTTCTAATTAAACTATCTACAGCAGCTTTTGTTTTACCTTTTAGCTTACTTGTGTCCTTGCGGTTGTATGCATCTGATATTTCCATACGCGCGGTTTCTGGACTGCCGCGATGATTGTCATATGCAACAACCAAAAGATCCTGAGCAAGAGCGCCACGAATATCTTGTTTAGCCGAGTCAAGTTGAGCTTTGGTTAATCCAGAAGCAGGGTCTAAATACTTGGAGTCTAGTATTCCAAATGCAGAGTTTAGCTTCTCATCAATTAGATCTGCCATCTGACTAACTGGCATATCACTGCCAAATACGGCAGAGCCAAGATTGCCAGCAAGACCTATAGACTCATTTACAAAAGCATCAGTGACTAATTGCTCTACTGGCAAGTTTACTTGAAAGTCATTTGTAAGTTCTTGGACTTTTGCTTTTGCTGCTCGGGCTACACCATCAAGCGCTTCATAGTTGAGAACCTTAACATCTTTACCATCAGCGCCTTTAATAGTGCGATACATATACTTTGTAGCGTTGTCATAAATCTCTCTAAGATCGTCTGGCAAATCTGATGGATCACCGTCAGAAAATGCTAATGCTAAGTTTGCTGCGCTGGTAGGATCTAAGCCTTCCATTGCTCCAGTAATATACGCCTCACCATATACTGTTGAGCTTACCTGCTGTGTTGCATCAGCAGCACCATTCTTTAGCAAACGAGATGACTCAGCGTCTTTTGCACTCTCAACTGTTGCCTCTATAAGGGCAGATAGGTTCGCTTCAGCTTGTGTGCGATTTGCACCCTCTGGCATCTTAGAGATGTTCATAGCCATTTGACGAATAAGATCTTGTCTCTCGTCAATGTTGGACAAAACAGATTGAGCAGTCTTTGCACGATCCAAGCGGATTCGTTCTTGCATCATGTTTAGCTTGGTTGCAGTGATGTACTGCGTACCAGTGTTCATAATGAAGTTGGTGTATGCTGTATCTTTACCGTTAGACTTAGATCCTTCAATCATTGAGTCTAAGTATGAAGTCATTTGTTCTTCATATTTCTCAGGAGAGTACGGGTCATTCTCAAACTTTAGAGCAATCTCACCAGCTTTTTGCTTGATCTCATTTTCAATAGATTGCTGGAAGCGTTCATTAACTACGCGCTCATAGGCTTCAGCTTCAACATTACCCATAGCAAGCAAGGCGCTAATACCATCAAGGGCTTCTGGCTTACCTGTCTTTGGATTAATTGAGTTGATTCTAGTTGCATCTACTTGTTCTGCGCGTTCCGCACCAACACGCTTAGAAACATTTGCCAAATGCTTTATAGCAGTATTCGTTAGCGTCTGATTGGCTTGCGCTATTTGTTGATACATCTCAACTTCGCCAGTATTCATTCGGACTATACCGACAGGGCCAACGCTCTCGTACTGACGTTTTTCTCTGATTACTGGCATTGTTTATTCCTTAGGTAGATGTGGCCTTGAAGTTCATAAAGTCAGAAGCGCCTTGGGCTGCGGTCATTACTGGAGCAGATGTAAGAATATTACTCATGTTACTCATATAGTTTGCGCTGCCCATTGCCCTAATTCCAGCAGCTTTATTCTCACCATACTTTTTGGCAACAGAGGCTTCTGTAATTCTCTTGGCAGATTGTAGTTCAGACTCACGTTCTATTGCTTGCAGGTCAGCGCCAGCAAGCTCTCTGTTTCGTCGGAGAAAAGCGTCAACAGATCGATCATCCCTACCCATAGCACTAAACTTAGCTATGTTTTGATTTTCCGCTTGTTGCATTTCAGCTAATCTTTGGTTGCCCCTAGATATTGCTTGCGCTCTGCCAAGGAACATCTCGTTAATAAACTGGCGAGACTCTAGCTCACCAACTTCTTTTGCAACTCTAGCAGCTTCCGCAGATGCTTTGTTCTGTTTATTTGCTGAACTAATAGATACAGCCGTACCTACAGCAGCTAATACAAGTGGCAGTCCCATTAGAAAGAAACCTCCGCAGTTATGCCATTAACCTGACAGAATAATGGCGCAGTTTGGGTAACGGTAATCTGTGGATCCCGACTATACCCCATTAAATAAAACTCTTTCTTTCCAGTAACCGCCTGTCTTGGCTGGCTAAAGTCATTGTTTACCTTACGGATGATCAACTTCTTATTATTCACAGACACAGAAAGAGTGTCATACAAATCAAGTATAACGCTAGACAAACTACGAGGGCGACCAGTCTCAGGCCCAAGACTTGTAGTTACATCAATAGGATTGGTCTTTAGCTCCACATCAAAACCAAATCCAGCCTGACAACTTGTAAGTGCTGCATCAACAGCCGACACATCAATCTCACCACCAGATACAGTAAACTTACCAAGGTAATCCGTAGAGCTAACCACATCTACTTCTGCACCATCTTGGAAGAAGTCAGACACATCAAAGACGCCAGCCGTACCTGTGTATAAGTTGCCGCAGTCTAAGTTTATATTTTGATTTAGTTCAGCCAACACAAAGCTCTGAGATCCAGAACCAAGATCAGTCTTAATAATAGTAAATACTCGATTCTCTACAGAACAAACCGAATAGAAAGATCCTACAGTTTCAAAGTTAGTCCAGCCAGCAATCCCCTCAACTCTATTCAAGTTGTAGACTGCAATCTCCCCACTGTAGTTCTGAACAAATACAAATGACTCGGCAGTGTTTACAGCACCACTAATAACGCATTGCTGAACTGGATCCTTGATGAGATGGGATGAAAGCAAGGAAATAGGATCAGCTTTATACGCTTGTTCGGAGTCGCTATAGACAAACTGCCGAATCATTTTGCCACCAATTTGCCCAAATATAGTAGCGCCGTAGAATGGTTGTGGTCGAATATAGGTAGAGCCAAATGAGGTTTGACGTTTCACCCTGGCATTTGTCGGGGTAATAGGTTCATTCTGGAATGTGGGAATGTAAAACTCAGATCCAGCAGTAAAGATATGAATGTCACGATTTGATACAAAGTGACGAATTGTTGCCACCTCACCAATACTCATAACAAGCTCAATGCTGTCATTGTCTTCTGCATTACCAATATCAAAGTTGTAATACAAACCAGACTTACTTGCCCATACCGTATCAGGTTGAGCTAGTGTTCCACCAAACCAAAGCCTGTTCTCATGGAATCCTACGGCTGCGGGATAGCCTCGAAGTGCAGAGTAAGATTGCTCCGACCATTCTTGTGTTGGCGCATGTGTTACAATCTGTGGAATACCACCACCATCTTCAGATGTATTAGCCGAAGCACCAGCGGTTACTTTATATCTATTCTCGTCAATAACTTTAGTTATTGATCTAGCACCGTTAATCTGACCAGCATTAATACCACCAACAGTAGATGCATTGCGAATTGTAATGCTGTCACCAACAGCCATGCCGTGATGCAGATGGGTAAACTCAATATCACTAGAGCCATCAACAGTACGAATGGCATTAGCATCTAGCTCTACATACAATTCATCAACAATATTACCTGTCGCCTGAGTCGCAGACTGAACCGAAGTAATGTAGATCTCAGCTTCATGAAATAACAAAGTTGTTCCAACATGCTTGGAGTCTAAGTAGTTACCACCACTTTGAGTGCCTGTTGTATCAAAGTAGTTTGCGCTTGTAGTAACTGTAATGCCAGTACCAGTAGTTGCTGATGGATCTAATGTTACACCAGCGCTTTGGAATGAATAGTAAGGCTGATAGATTCGACCGCCGCCAGCCTGTAACTGAAAGTCAAACTCCTCAACCTGAAAACTGTTTAGCCCAGTACGAATAAGCTGTTGGCACATAAATGTATTGTGCGCCAAGAACATAATATCACCGCCTTGAGCGTATGTGATCTCATGGATGTATGTTTCATCCCAAGGAAGCGCATCACCATTTACATCAGTTGTCAGGGTTGTCACCAATGTCAGGGTGCCATCAATAGGACTAATAAAGAATACTTCACACGCCTGATGTGAAAGCGCTATGATATATTGTTCATCATCAGAGAAGATAAATGGAATAATACGAACCTGTTGACGAATGTTTGTATCTTCAGAAAGCCCTGCAAACTTATGAATAGCTTGGAACCCGCCACGCTTAGATACACCACCTTCACTGCGAATAAAGAAATTCTTAACGCTCTGAGCAGACGAGTTGTATATAGCAGAATCCGTCCTTGAAACCAAAGACGGACTAATCTCACCATACTGGAAGTTTGTTAAAGGTATTCTAGCTTTTTGCATTAGCTACGCCTATTCGTAATAAACCTCGAAGTAACAAGTTTTCTTGTTGTTTGTTGCTGCCCATCAATCGATCTAGCTTTGGCAAGTAAGCGATCATATTGATTAGCCATCATTACAGAAAGAGATTGGTCACGCGCTAATGCAGTCGCAAACACAACAGCCATTGCATATTCAACGCAGACAGAAAAATAAGAAGGCCAATCACCTTCTTCTGCGCGATATGTATAATCTACTACCAGTTGATCTTGCGGAGATGCATCGCAAAAGATCTTGCTGCCGTAGATTGTATATTCAATCTGAAAGTCATTAACAGTAACCGCGTGAACAAATAACTGACCAGTGGGTAGCTGATACGCAGAATCAAAACGACCAGTAGGTTCGTCGCTTAATCTGTTAAGAACTGCTTGGTTTGTGGCAAAGCGCCACCGAGTAGATACTAGGTTCGATCTAGCAATATCTTCATACATATTACCAGCAATCAAAGCCTCAGAGGTATCATCCTCAAAAGAAGTAATAGGCTCTGCACCAATCAAGATCAGAGCGCGACTACAAATGTCGATTGCACTATTTGCGGGTGTACTAAGAGCCATGGAAAAGTATGGGGGCCGTAGCCCCCACCCCTATTAGTTGTTGTCTAGAACTTCGTAGATGCCGTTGTCGTCGATAGCAACCGACCCCATTGACATCATTGATGTTGCTAGGTGCGCAACTTTCTGCGGTACATAGTTTACCTCTGTCTGTACGTCAGAGTTGATACCGATACCAACAGCAGTTGTATGATAAGCAAAGTTCTTACCACCAGTTACAGCAGACGTTGAGAAGATCTTGAAGCCCAAGAACTCTTTCATTGTCATGCCGCCAGCAAACGGTAGGTTTTGTGGGCCTACATAGTCTGATGATGCAAACTCGTTGATGTTGAACAAGTCAGCAAAACCCGCTGGAGACATTGCTAGGTAGCGCTGTCCATCTTCTGGAATGTCAGCAGAACCAAATGTTTCAAACAATGTTAGCAAGTCTGCTTTGCCCAATGCGCCAGATGTATCTGCGATTTGAGTAGCATTTGCACCAGCATCCATTGCAGCAACGATAAGCGCGTCTGTTTGACGACCTAGAGCAGCAGCAGCAGATTGAGCAACAGCTTGACGTTCATTGATGTTGATTTTCAATTCGTCAAGTTTGTCGATGTACTCTGCTGCATAGTAGTCAGCCATTGTCGCTTCGACATTGGTGTGTGCTAGTTCCATAGTTGTTACGTCACCATTGCGTGTCTTTGTAGACGCAGCACCAGTGCCGATTTTTTGGAAACGTGCAGTTGAGCCAGTTACATTTGTAGAGCGGATAGTGTTCCGTAGCTTGGAACCCATGCGCTGATACGCCATGTGAACTTCAGTCTCAAACTGCTTGATGAAGGCTTGGTCAATTGTATTAGCCATTTTAACAGTCCTAAGTTGAGTTTCGGTTTGCTACGGGTATCCGCACTTCCATCTCAATTCGGGTATCCTGTTAAGGGCCGATCAATGCGTTACGGGCCGCGATGTCAAATTGTAAACATTACTTTTATTTGGATTGCAACGCACAAATTCGACATACTTGTTAAATCCGCTCTGGGACACGCCAACAGCTTCGAACCCTAACCAAGAAGCCCAATCAACCATAAACTCATAATCTGCAAGAATTGTCATGCTCATGCCGTGCTGTGTTTGGTCAAAGAAACTTACTAGCATTTTGGATCCACGCGCTAGTAGCTTAAAGTTTTCTCTTACTTTGTAAGAGAACATCGCAAACATTTGGGGCCATTCCTCATTTGCCTCATGCCAAAGACCACCAGCAAAAACTAGATCCTTGTCTTTGTTGCGAACAATATAAACTTCAGAAGAATCATACATATCTTGCAGCGCAGCAGATATATCTTCATAGCCAAGTAACTTTAGCTCTCGTTTATTTTCTATTGAGAGAACTTCTTCTAACTCAGCAATGTGATGTTCTTTCATCGGGGTAAGGTAAGCCTCACCCCGAGTCATAATCTTAACCTCGTCCTGAATATAACTTCTGGAAGCCATCGTTTACCTCTTTGATGTAGTCATTGTTACGACGAGCGGGATGCCAGTAGCGTTCATCCTCCATCATAGCGCGTAAACTTTCCTCAGTAATCTGACCAACAGGATTAGAGTCAGCATTTACAGAAGGAGATTTTAGTTTTTCCATAATAAATTCAAGGGCTTCCAAGCCATCAGCAGTCTCAGTCAATCGTTCGATTGCTGGCATATGTGCTTCACCAAAGAACTGATTTGAGA